GTAACTGTTTGTGCTACTCCAGGTCTATCTGGTTTAAGTACTGGTAATTGTTACTTAATGAGAGCATCAAATATTTATGTTGGTGTTGATTTACCAGACGAAGAGTCAAATGACGTTAGATCTTGGTATGACGATAATGACAGAATTTACAAAGTTACTATGGCTTTTAGAAGAGGTGTAAATGTCGCCTTTCCTGACCAGGTAGTTGAATTCTTATTAGTATAATATTAATGGGGGATTAAGTTCCCCCTTTTAAATAATTGTTAGCTGAAACGCTAACTAATTGAAAATTAAATAGTTATGAGTTGTATATTAGCATCGGGAATGGCTAGAGATTGTAGTGACAGTCTAGGAGGTATTGAAGAAGTTTTGATATCCGAAAGAGACAATGTATCTTCATTCACTAAGTCAAATCACGAAATTAGTGCTATTACTCAGGCGGGTTCATCTAGTTTTTTTCGTTATAATTTAAAGAAAGAGTCAGGTTCTGTTACCTCTACAGCAACTGTAGACCAAACGGCTGGCACTTCTTTTTATGATAATGTTTTAGCGTTTACTATCAATAAGTTAACTGCTACTAAAACAAACGAGATTAAGATGTTAATGCTTGCACGTCTGGCGGTAATAGTAAAAACAAATAATGGTACGTATTTAGCCCTTGGTTTTGACCAGTTCGCTGAAGGTAGTTCTTTAGTGGCACAAACTGGACAGGCTTATGGAGACCCTAACCAATACCAAATAGAGTTAACTGATAAGTCTCAGTTACCTTGTTATGAAGTTCAAGCCTCAGTTGTGGCTGGTTTAACGATTGCCTAATCGTTCTTTGTTGTATGAAAGAGGGGAGTAATATCCCCTTTTTTTTTAAATTTGTAAATATGTTAAAAAAAGAATTTATAGGACACGAGATACAGTTAAAACATTTTAAGGTTTTAGTCTGTGAGGAAAATATAGAAATGCTTAAGAAATTAGGCGTTACCGAAGTTTTTGAGGAAAAGAAAAAAGCAAAAAAATGATAGTAATAAATAAGAACGCTACTACTAATTTTGTAGCTACCTTATACGAGCTTAGCCAGTTAAGTGAACCAAATTATTTATTTGAGTTCGAGAGTGACCAGACTAAGGTTAAAGCCTATACTATTATAAATGACGTTAGCCCTAATAAAACTAGATACAACGAGTTTAATTTTATAGAGGGTAGTGATAACCCAACTGAAGGTAGTTTGCAACTAGGGTCAGCTGGTTTTTACAATTACAAAGTTTTTGAGCAGTCTAGTAGTTCTAACCTAGACCCAACTGGATTGAATGAAGTTGAGCAAGGAAAATTAAAATTAATTGACTCAACCTATCAACCTACTTTTAATCAGCATACAGTTTCACCATCTACTAACATAGTATATAATCCAGCACAATGAGTATAAAACTAATACCTATTAATTTTGGCGGTTATGAATTGCCAGAGTTTAAAGAGTCTAAAAAAGGCGACTGGTATGAGTACGGAATAGATAGACCTTATAAAAATACTTATCCAGATTATTTGACTAAACTATATAACGAGTCTAGTAAACATAATCAAATTATTAATAGTAAGGTTAAATTTATAGTTGGTCAAGGTTTTGTTGTTGATGAGAAACTAACATTTTCAGAGAGAGCTTATGTAGATGGTTTTCTTAGAATGCCTAACGAGGACGAGAATATAAATGAGCTAACATCTAAACTAGCAAAAGACAAAAAAGTTTATGGAGGTTTTAGCCTACAGGTTAGAATGTCTAAGGGTGGCAAAATAGCTGCTATTAATCACATAGATTTTTGTGATGTGAGAGTTGGTGTTAACGATAATCTATACTATTATACTGATGATTGGAGTCAAAGAAACCCAACAAACAACGAAGACTATAAAATACTACAGCACTTCCCTTATGACGATACAGCTAAAGTTGATGTTGATTATATAATATACTACAAAGAATATAGACCAGACTTAGGGGTTTATCCTATGCCAGACTATACTTCAGCTATACCTTACTTAGAGTCAGATGCTGAGATAGCTAACTTTACTTTACAGAATATTAAAAATAATTTAAGTGCTGGTTATGTTATTTCCTTTGCTAATGGTCAACCAACGGAGGAAGAAATGCAGTCTATTGAAAGACGCTTCAAAGATTATGCAACTGGAGCAGATAATGCTGGAAAACCTTTACTTTCGTTTACTGACCAGAATAGCGATCACCCACAAATATTACCAATACCAGTAAACGGACAAGACGAAAGATTTATAAATCTAAACAACCAAATAAGGGAAGAGATATTTACAGCCCACGGAATAACTAGCCCCCAACTTTTCGGCATAAAAGAAAACTCTGGACTAGGAAACAACGCTGACGAGATAGCAGTAGCTAGTCAACTATATCAAAACTTACAAATAGATCCAGAGCAAAAAATATTTAATGAATTAATTAATTCAATACTTAACTTCAATGGTGTTAGTGGTCATCCAGTAAGACTACAGAAAATAGAACCAGTACAAAGATACTTTAGTGAGACGGCTGTACTGGGTGCTATGACTCAGGATGAACTAAGAGAGAAAATAGGATTACCAGCTAGTGATGTAGGCGGAAATAAGGTAGCTGAAGCTATAGGTATCTTAAGTCCACTAGTAGCCACTAAGGTATTAGATAATATGTCTATTGAAGAGATAAGACAATTAATAGGCTTAAGTGGTGGATTAACTAGAACTAGTGAAAGCTTAAAAAAAGAATTTAAGGAAGTTGAGGACGAAATTATATTTAGTCAATTAGAGTCTACTGGTATAGAAATAGACCAACTAGAAACTATACAAAGTTTTGTGAAACCTATTACTAATATAGAAGAGGCTAAGAAGTTTGAAAGTGAATTATTAAAAGATTTTAAATTTGCTATTAATAGAGTATTAACTGGTGCTGAGAAAAGTATTTTAGATTTACTTATAGACAATCCAGATATGCCAATAACAGAAATAGCTGAGGCTTTACAGTTACCGCAATCACAAGTTAACGATCTAATAGCTGAACTACAAAACGCTGGAGCTTTAGATAATGAATTTAAACCGACTGAGGACGCTAAGAAAAGTATACAAAAACCAGAGGACGAAACTTTTATAGTTTACAAATATATAGAACGTCCAGACGCTCCACCAGTACAGACTCAAAGTAGGCCTTTCTGTGTTAGAATGATGGCACTAGCTAGGACTAAAAGATATACACTACAGCAATTAAGTCTACTGACTAATGACTTAGGACAAAGCGGAATAGACATATTTACTAAAAGAGGTGGTTGGTATAACAACCCTAGAACAGGTCAGACTACTCCTTTTTGTAGGCATATCTGGGAAATGCAAATCGTAAAATTAAAGAAATGAGATTGAGCAGTTACCAAATATTGAAAAGAAAAAAGTTAAAAGCTGAGACTGAACTAGAGTATTTAAAAGATGACTTAGAGGCAATTGTCTTACAGCCTTATAGTAGTAGAGCTAAAAATGTAAGACACGAAATCAAAATTAAAAACGATTTATAATGGCGGTTTTATTTATATCTGAGCAGTATGTTAAGAACACTACGTTAATAGACGAAAACGTAGATGTAAGATTAATATTACCTAGTATTAAAGATTGCCAGGAGTTAAGAATACACCCTATCCTTGGGACACCTTTATATGAAGACTTAAAGACTAAAATAACAGCTGGAACTTTAACTAGTAATGACACTAATTTACTAGACAACTATATAGCTAGCACTATGGCTCAGTGGGTTATGTATGAGTGTTCAACCTCTATGCTGTTTAAATATAGAAATAAATCTGTAGCAACTAAGAACAGTGATAATAGTAACCCTATAGACTACCAGGATTTACAATACTTAAGAGACGAATGGAAAAACAAAGCAGAGGAAAGAGAGGCTAGGTTAATTAATTTCTTATGTGATAACGATAACTTATTCCCTAAATACAAAGAACACTCTGACGATTTGAACCCTAGAAAGACAGCTTTTCAAACTAGTTTTTATTTAGGTGGTGGGAATAGTTCTTATTGCTGGAGAGACGAATATAGAAATAGTGAAAAATGATATTGACCTATAATCAAATATTAAAAGAGTTTAAGACGTTTGCTACTAATCATAAGCAAATACAGAATTTTGGTAATGGTGACTTATGGGAAATAGTAGAACACAATCAACTAACAGACTTTAACTATCCACTATTTTGGGTAGCAGATCAACCAGCAACTTTAGGGGATGGTGTTTTTACTTGGAATTTTAACGTTATGGCTATGGACTTAGTTAATAAAGACGAGTCTAATGAGAATGACGTTAAGTCAGATATGTGTCAGGTATTACTAGACACTGTAGCCTACTTTGAACAAAAGGCTAACACTACTAATAACGTAGACTGGCTTAAAGTTAATTTGGTAAGGTCTGGAACTTTGACTAGTTTTACTGAAAGATTTGAGGACGAACTTACAGGCTGGGGAATGAATATAGGTTTTAAAATGCCTTTTAGTTATGATAAATGTAGTATTCCAATAGGTTAAAAAATGGCAATAATATATAATAAAAATAGAAAAAAAGGTTTGTTTTATATTCCCTCTGGGGGTCTAGGTCCTAGTGTTAGTGCTGACTTTGCTTATAGTAAAAGTAGTTATAACCAGGGAGAGGCTGATCCAACACCAACAATAACAGGAACAGCTGGAGGTACCTTTAACGCTAGTGCTAATGTAGTGTTTGTAGATACTGGAACCTTTAATAGTTCAACAGGTCAAATAGATTTAAGTGCAACTACTATAGATAGTCACATAATTACTTATACAGTAGATGGTGTTCAAAGCGGTCAAACTGTTGGTGTAACTGCTGTGCCTTATGCTTCTACTTCTAGTTTTACATTCGATGGAATAAACGACTATTTTGATATTTCTAATAAATTTGATTTAATACACAATACTAAAGTATTTTCTATTTCAGTATGGTTAAAAATGGATTCTTATAATACAACTGTTTCAAGTGTTATATTAGGAAATAACTACACAAGCTTATATATTGGTTTTCAATTTTGGGTAGACAATAGACAAAGCGGTAGTATTAGAACAAATGCTTTAAAGTTTAATTTGTGGGATGGTACTAACACAGCAGAACTTGCTCAAGACTCAGTAGTTACAGATAATAATTGGCATAATTATATAGTTACTGGAGATGGAACTACATTAAAGTATTATAAAGATGGGGTTCAGTTAACAGATACTGATAGCTTACCAGCATCAACAAGCTCTACAGCTTTTGCAAATTTAAGAATAGGAGCAAACACAAATTTAACACCTTCAGCATATCTCGATGGCAACCTTGATGAAGTTTCAATCTGGAATACAGCACTATCACAAAACGCAATTACAGAGATAGCAGCAGGACCTAACGATTTAACAACATTAACAAACGCTTCAAACACTAACCTTAAAGCTTGGTATAAATTTTAAAAATATGGCAATAGAATTTTATAATAGAAATTGGAGAGTACCTAGTAGCTGGAACGGAACAGAGGACAACAATAACAAAGTTTCAAACTATTCTATGAGCTTTGATGGGAGTTCTGAGTATGTAGATGCTGGAACCCCATTAAACGGCCTTAGTAAGTTTACCTTATCTATGTGGCTTTTTAGAACGGCAAATCAATCTATTTATGATGCAGTAATTGCTTATCAGGATAGTAGTTCTTCATATTGGAAATTATTTTTTAATTCAAGTTCTGATTCAACACAATTAAAATTTTTAGTTAGGCCATTGGTTAGTATGGGAGATGGTGGGAACACAACTTCAGTAACTTCAAACACAGGTGCGTTTCCACAAAACCAATGGACACACGTTGTTGTTACCTCTGATGGTATTAACAGAATGAAAATGTATGTAAATGGTGTTGAAAATATGTCATCACAACTTAATAGGCCAGACGTATTGTCGCAAACATCACAATTAAAAATTGGAAGAGACCAGTGCTGTGGAGGTAGATTTTTTGAAGGTCAAATTGACCAAGTAGCAATTTTTGATTATTCACTTACAGACGGAACAGGCGGAACAACAAACCAAATAGCTGAACTATACGGAAGCTCAACCACTGGTGTTGGAAATCCAATGGCTATTACAAATGGTAGAAAGCCAGTCGCATACTATCCTCTAGGTGATTATTCAGCTTATAACGGAACAGAATATTTAGTAGCTAACTCTGCTCTTAGTGATTATGTTTTTGATTTTAGTGGTTCAAACGATTATATAGATTGCGGAAATGATAGTACTTTTAATATTACAGCAGCTATATCAGTTTCAGCTTGGATAAAAGCAAGTTCATCAGGTTGGATTGCTTCGTTTCCTTTCTTTGCAACAAAAGGAAGTAATGTATCCTATATGTTATTTGCAAAAAAAGTTTCTTCAACTAGTTTACTACCTAGATTAAGAATAGGAATTAACGGCGACCCAAATATGGTTGAAGCAACAACATCAATTAACAGCACAGATTGGCATCACATATTAGGAACTTTTGACGGTTCAACAATGAAAATTTATGTTAATGGTCAATTAGACAATTCTAAAAGTTTATCACAATCTATACCTACTGGAACAGATAATTTCACAATTGGCGGAACAAGCAGTGGAGGAACATCAGCTTTAATTTCAAATGTTGCTATTTTCAACACAGCTTTACCAGCAACAGGAACAGAATCAGTAGCTTCTTTATATAACTACGGAACACCACCTGACATTAGTTCTTATAGTGGTTTACAAGGCTTTTGGAAACTAGATGCTGGTAGCACCTTTGATGGCTCAAACTGGACTGTGCCAGATGAAAGTTCTAACTCAAACAACGGGACTTCTAGCGGAATGACAGCAGCTAATTTAGTTCAATCTAATCTTAATATATTAAGTCCTTATAGTAGGTATGCTTTAAATTTTGATGGAGCAAATGATTATATAGACATTCCATACAATACATCTTTAAATTTAGGCACACAAGCTACTTGGAATATGTGGGTAAAATGGGATGACATCACTACAATACATTGTTTTGCAAGTAGGTGGGATTCTGGACAAGAAGCTTGGTATATTCAAAAACCAACAGCACAAAATATTGAATTTAATATTAAACCCTTAACAGGTAGTTATTCATATAATTTATGGCCAATTTCTGGCTTTAGTGGAGTTGTAGATACTTGGTTTAATTTATGTTTTGTTTTTGATAGTTCTATTGCAACTAATTCAGACAAATTAAAATTTTATGCTAATGGAGTTTTACAAACACCTTCATCTACTAGCGGCACTTTTCCAGATACAATACCAGCCACAACTGCAAAAATGCGTTTAGCGGAATTTAGTGCTGGTTTTACTGGTAGACATTTCAACGGCTCTATTTCTAACCCTTCAATCTGGAA